TTCAGCAGTATTAACGAAGGTGGTTGTTGCATTGAGATCGTCAATGCCCGAGTCCCTATGATTAGGAACGAGATTCGTGTTTTGTGAGGGTTTACTCCCTATAAGTTGTGTTTCAGCAAGTCGTTATTTAAGCTGGAATATGACTCAGTATTTCCAACCGTACTATGCTACTCTGGGTTTCTCGACACCCTGAGTGGTAAGGCTCAATAGCCCGACGTCATCCCAATGCGCAGCAATACATTCTCTTTAGGGTCATAGATTTTATATGAGAGTGCAAGATCACACGCAGTACGGGGGCTGTACGAAGCCAACGATGGATACTGTCCATGACAGATTGCATTACGTGCAATAATCGATCCTATCATGGATAATGGAAAAGTTTTAACGACATTTTCAGGTCATACGGTTCATTTAAAATAAATATGATTCGTCAGCCAAGACCTGCTCACGAATTTCGGAGTATGACTTGAAAATTACTTCATCATAAAAGTAGTCTGACGCGGGAAACTCAGTAGTGAGAGCTTCTACCATACGTCCTGCATATTTATTGAATATATCTTCAGGATGGAGAGATAATTCTCTAATTGCAGCACCTACATTGGATATAGTGATATTAATTCCTCTCTCTCCAGACTTAGTCCAGTAAGGGATTTCCAAAACTACATCCAAATTCAATGGGGCAACGTACCTATCAACACTAGGGTCATAAATGAAAGAACGTTTCAAGAAATCGATCTCATTAAGATCTCGACTCTCGGATAACGCCGTCATTTTATCCTCTCTCGTGTAGACTTGACCTAACTCTCGCATTAAACGTGGGAGGGTAAGTTCATTAAATTTTTCCTTGACAAACTCGGAAGTACTATATACATTATCATCTCCAAAGACAATTAATCTAACATGTTTACTGAATTTGAGTTCAGGATAAACTGCCCGAAATGCCAATCTGAAAGAGAATATATTGTATAAGCTATTCCAACATGATGTTCCATACACCCCGCTGGACATGTTTCCAAGAATGAAAAAGAGAGTACCGTCACTGATATGAAGGGAATTTAAAATTCCCGAATACAACATTCGTCGCATGTCATTATTGTGACCATCTCCGTGAAGGGAGTACCATCTACATACCACATCGAGAATACCTAGATGAACGGAAACCAACTGATGACCATCAAATGCAGAAAAATCCCCCGCTCCAACCTTAGGAGCCATGGGTTTTTGAACAAAATGACTTAAATGGTCAACTATAGTAGTCCATTCATCAGAATATACGTTGACTCCAACAGCAATCGAATTTTTAATTCGGGTTTCCTTAGTATGACCTACAAAAGCTCCAAAATATTTACGAAGTAAAAGTAAGTAATAAAAAGGGCATCCCGAAAATTTTCGAGTGCTACCCGATGCAACCTTAGATAAAGGTCTCCTTTCATCTTTCAAATTATCAGTGAATACCCATTGGGGGATAATACCCGAGTGGTATTTCAATTCGAGAGACTCAATTTCGAGCTCGATGTCACGTAAGATGACTAGTTGCTCTGGAGAACCTTTTTCGCACGAGAAGAATTCCTTCTTAACATTTCGTTGACCTTGAATATTCATTGGGTACCCCGCACTGGTTTCGGTAGGCAAAGAGCTTAAATACTCTTCACCGTCCTGGCCATACAGGAGTTCCATCGTTGTAAACACCTTAACTCTATGTCTATCGGCAAGACCAATCGACTGTAGAACTTCAGGAACAATCGCGGAAATGTCTTCTGGATTCACATAAACAGGTAGATGACCATATTTATTGTGAGCAAGAGTGAGAGGATCTATAACCGAATCCCCCACAGTTTTTGGCCTAAGCAAAGCGGGAGCTTGCTTAGCAGGACCCCACTTTCCGTATAACTGGGAACGACGGATAGCAGAATTGGTAGGTGCAGCAGGTCTAACCTTTACTGTACCCACTACCTCAAACTTCCCTTCGGGTAAGGCAATTTGAGGGATGGTATTATCGACAATCACTTCCTCTACAGATGTGAGATGGATTTTATCGAAAAGAGCTAAGTCCTCCTCAATATCTTCCACACACAACGATGCAGCAAAAGAGCGATTAGCAGCTGCACAAGCAGCAACATGTATACCAGCAATAACGCGCTTACCAAAATCTGGACGAATGACCGTAAAAAGGCCACCACAATCTCCTCTCTTGGTAAAATTTTTATACTCGTATTGGTAACGAACTGTATAACTACCAGTCTCATCAGATGAAACGGCCAAATGCTTATCACGAGGCTGGGCAATTCCTACATAAGATTTATTAGATTGACCAGGTAATCTAAGATCGAAAGGAACGTTGCCTTCCAAATTCACTAGATCAGCTTCATTAACGAAGAAACTCGTTATATCGCGTTTAGGTTGTACAGTATCGGGAAATTTGACCAATACTAAATCGTTTGCTTCCAAAAGACCTACTTTCGCTCCTTTAACCAACTCGCCAACTGTGAAAACAGATCGGTGAGCCGATGAATAACCCTGATTAGTAAGGAATAATATTGTGGAAGCGTAGCTGGCATTCTCAGCAATCCGGTACTCAAATACCTTTATGAAATGTAGTGGTACAATCGCTACTACACCCTTAACAAAAGTCACATAGCCATAACGTTGTTCCTCACCTTTAGGATCAACTCCATAAAGTTGGAAAACATTGCTGCGCTCAAGTCCCATCGCTAAATTGACGTGGGCATCATTGTGACTAATTTCAGGAACGGTACGATTCTTTAGAGAACGGACCATTTTCTTAGGAATTTTCTTTCCCATTTTTGTCTCAGAGCCTACAGATTCGGGAGTAGGCTCCCCAATAACAGTTGTTGGAGTGGTTATTGACGAAGCAAAAATTGCTCCTAATAATGCAGCTCCTCCAAAAATAATCAAGGGATTCTCTTTCAAAAATGTTCCAATTTGGCATAGTTTGGGTAAAGCTACACCGTCATAAAACGAGGTTATGGTTCTTTTGAGGGTTTCTAAGAAAGAAGGTTGCTCGACCTTAACCAAATACGCGGCAATATATGGTGTGTCATTAAAAAGGGACGGATATTCCCCTTCAAATTTATAATCCATCAAATAATCATGAATCGACATATCCGTAAGCCCTTCTAATTTAAAAGATATAAACGTAGCTAGAAAAATACTAAGAGCATCGTTGTATGGATGATTAGGTCCAAAGATTAAGTGTGCTGCGCCGGCATATTGTCCACTGGCACCCGCAACAATCTCCATCGGGCCAATTTGGCTCAATTGATCTAAATATTCAGCTTGCCATTCAGGGTCTTCAAATTGGGGCGATCCGAGGTATTCGGCTAACGATCTACTATTCATCTCTGGAGAAGCCAAAGCTGAAATTAAGTTCGATTTGCGATTGCAGCTAGCTACTTTCTTTAAATCATGGACAGCGTGTAAATGCCAACCACGTTTTTGCTTATATTTCGCAACTACGCGATCAACCATTTCATCAAATCCTATAATTTCACCGGTAGCCTTGCCGGTATGATCAACGTAATGATATTCTTGGACACTAGGGTCTAGAACTGTAGACGTAACCTTCTCGTCATACTCATCATCATATAATGTATGAGTTTTGAGGGTTGATCTATCCAACTTACGCTGATACAAATCCAGATCTTCTGTACCTTTGACGGTATGAGCTCGCTTGGGGGCCACAATAAAGTTAAAATCTATACGACGGGTTAAAGCGTCTGAAGAGAAAATACTTTCAGGGCGAAATTGAATTCTATTGGTAGTAGCGAAGACGAATTTCGAATGGAATTTGGAGTTACCTTTCTTTATCATCTGAGCAGTATGCATATCATACTCGTATGTATTAACACAACGAATAAAATTCATATACTCATTGTCTGGGGATCCAGCAACGTCTAACGCTTGACCAAAATCATCAAAGGTAGTGATCATTTGTGTTTCCATACCATCCCAATATACACTCTCAGCTTGTCTATTAAAAATAAAATCAGAAGGTTTACGCTCGAATAAAGCGAACTCCTCTTCAGATAAAATCTTACCTAGTACAGCTGAAGATAAATATTGCATGGTAACGGACTTTCCAGTTCCGGCGCCTCCGGCAAACATTACACTCACAGGTTCTTGACGAATTCCTCTAGTGTGCAATTGGGCCTCACGAAATGCAGAAACTAGTTTGTTGACTTCATTAACCTGGGTTTTAATAATATCCAAGACTCCGGCAGAGCTTTTATCTCGAATACTATTGGCTAGCAACACTTCACCCTCCAAAGAAAGAGATTCGAGTATATTTAGGTTAGTTTGGTCTTTGGGGAATTTGGCCATCTGATGCAGACGGGCAATTTCCCTAGTTCTTTCTAAGTATTCATCTATCCTAACGCTATTTGCGTCAAAAAAAGATAACGATGTTTTTCCTAAAAGATTTTCTCGAATGTAATTCGTGATGGACTCTATGCAGGATATGAATGTCGTAAGAACTCCACTAATGGTAGCAGTAACGCGATCCATAACAGTGAAATTTTTGAATAACTTTTCAGGGATTTTAACCCCAGATTCGGTAGAAATATACACCGTAACACAAGCTACAATAGCCTGTACGAGACGCTGAATAGAATCCACACCAATTTCAGGAGTGGCTACTTCATCCATCTGCACTGAATCATTATCTGATAACATAGCAGTGAATTGAGTAATCACTTCTGAAGCTTCCGTCTTACATGCATGGGCAATTTTCCCTACAACCATCATACCAATCATACTTCCCATAACGAGAGATGATTTATTTTTAGGCTTCTTTGAATAAGCGTACAAGCAATAAATGCTCGATACTACTCCAAGAGTGAGGAAAGCAGAATCATGGACACTTCCTAACCAGTCATACACCTTACCCATTTGGGCTTTGGCGTCGATAATAGTGGAATCTATATGATTTGCAGTATTCGAAAGTGTTTCCATGCTTTGTGCAAACACAGGGGCCGTGTCACTAATGGCAGCAGCCGATGCATTGACATAATCAGGCATAGAGGCAAAAGTTTTAACAAAGTCGGTTATTCCCATTTCTGGGTACGCATTGCTTCGACTGGTTGCCATATTTTTAAGTTTCTTATTGGAATACTTAGTTTGTGGAATAATCTTATGTCTGTGCGCCAGGGGCGACAAAAGATTAACCTTAAGACTCTTCACGAGTTCTTCATCCATATGAGGAGTTAACAAATCGAGGAGATCAGACCGTTGCCTGAGATCCTCAAGTTCTACTCGACTAATATAGGGTTTGGTGCTGGAATTACAGCTTGTTTTGCGTTTAATCTCGCCAGATTGTTGTAATTTATTGAGTGTAGATTGCATTAGAAAACAACACAGTTTTGACACAAGAAATTATCACCGTCGGATAAGGTTGTCGAGACCTGTCCTAATGTGTTTCATGCTAAAACTAACGCTATAGTGCATCATCAACCCACCTCCATAGAGGTAAAGTATTACGGGTACTACTCCATATAAATACTGACCGTCCGAACAAAATCGGTGCCAAAAATCAATAAGTATAAAAGAGTGACAATTTCGGGTACTTCCCTCAGCCTTGTCTCCGATTGACTCGGTGGGATTGGAGCGTTTGTAAAATGGAGTGTACGTTACTATGGGTACACTAGCCATTTCCTGTTTACAGGATTTGATTGTGATCCACAATCCGGAGACACATAAGTGTCGGAAATTTCAAGTAAAGTGATAAGAATACTCACTCGAGTACTCCAAAATGATTAAATGATGAAAGTCTGTGCTATACGGAACAACAGTCACCATAAATCGGTGAAACCCCAATAGCGGGGTATGTTTTTGGGTGTCATATATAAGAAATTATTTATTTTACAGATTTAAATGCTTATCTGCATGATTTGGTATCTTTTCTGATTACATAGAAAACGCAACACTGAAAATCAGATTGTGCTCACTGCCACTAACATAACTATTAAGAATAGGAAAGTGGCGCAAGGGAATATAGGGAATCGAAATTCTAATAGACACCTCCGCAACTAAGCAGACACTAAAATGTAGTCAGTAGACTAATTAATGGGACACTCATCCCAAAATAATTCGAATTCGAGAAATAGCGTAAAAGCTTTTCTCGAGG